CAACGACCCACTACAATCACTTGAAAAGGTTGTAGCTAAATATGACAATATAGAATTGGATTCATTTACATATAATGGACATCAATGGACATGTAAATCTTTTCAACCACCTTATACACCATTATATACATGCGCATACCCATATATGTACTATACAATACACTTTACGACAAATAAAGAATTGCAAAAAATAACTATGCAATATTTTGATCATTTTTTGGACATTGTTGATAGACGAATGTTAATGGATTCGAACATCGCCATGAAAATGCATGGTGGTTTGTTTTTACGATCATATAAAGGACTCACTGGTTTTCCATTTCGAAATATTTTCGTCCACAAAGACGACTAAAAATGCCTCCTGCGAAGCGAAAGGCAACTAAGAAGAAGGCGTCAGTGAAGCGAAAGGCAACTAAGAAGAAGGCGCCGGTGAAGCGAAAGGCAACTAAGAAGAAGGATCCACTAAAGCGCAAGAAAAAGGCCTCGGTGAAGCGCAAGGCAACTAAGAAGCGTATGATACCAAAGAAGGCACCGTACTGCACATGCGCATTTAGAGGATTTAAAACATGTGTATCAAAAATGGGTAAGCTCAAGAAGGCATAAATTTATGAATATCTTCAAGGTCTTGTAACGCTTTTGTGCAACGAAACTCAGCAGCCTTCCGCTTATACAATTGTACACAATCACTCGCCATGCATAAAACAGGATCACGATCACTACCCTGACATTTTTGACAAATAGCAAATTGTTCATCATAGAGAGCTTTTGTCTTGGAATACACTTCCTTTTTCATAGACTCTTCGCTATCAATGTTTTTCTCTAAACATGTTGGACACAAGGATGCATGACGATGTTGTTCTGGATCATAAGACTGGCTGCATGATGAACAAGACCGCGTAACACGAATAAATGACATGATTCCAATCTTTTGCTTTTTCGATGACTGTTGCTGTACACGCGTTCGAGTATGTTCACCGCTAAATATCTGTTGCGTTTTCCTCTCGCCGATGATTGGCTGAAAAAGTCGTTGTAATGGCTTCTTCAGTTGATTTTCAATGTAATACTCCACATTAATTGGCATCTCGTGTTCAAGAGCATAAAGTGGATCCTCAGAAAGAAATCGAACGTCCTTTGTTCCTGAGCCAACCATTACATACGGTATGCGATCGCCGACAGATGGTGCATTGTTCGGATCGCGTTTGGCCATTTTTTGTGCTAACATTGTATGCGCCTGTGCAGAACTGTAATCATCGGGATTTTGTGACAATGATTTGCTAATGACCAATTCTGACATGTCAACCTCATTCTTGTAAAGACGTTCAATGGTGCGTTTTGCAATCTCAACGGCTCCGGAAACATCTCGATCACGGAAAATCTTGTCACAACATTCTTCTAAACACGTTCGCATCAATTGACAAGCGTCACGTCGAACAACCTCAATTCCCTTATAGTAAATTTTGTCCATAGTTTCTGCTGACTCTTCATAATACCCTGCAATATAGTGTTTCTTCGCTTGAAACAGCGTAGGCCACATGACCTTTTCAGGCGCTAGTTTCATTGGGTCTCGAGACGAATAAATGTCCTTGTTGATTTCTTTTGCTACTTTGTGCATCCATTCCATTGCATCTTTCACCGTTGTGCATCCCGGCTCGACCATTACCGAATCCGTGTCACCGTACCTTACTTTCGCCTCTGGATAATGCAATTTGATCCAATTGATTACCGCTTGTAAATCGTTTCGTCCACTCGATGTAATTGCCTCGGACACTTCAAAACATGGTAAATAGCCACCCTTATCAGGATCGACACCGGTAAATCCATACATTGCGTTGGCAACAAGCTTAATAGCAAGTTGACGGGCATTTTGTACATTGCCCTGAAAGAGGAAATCGGACTTTTTCACCGGGTCCTTTTCGCTTTTCGCCAAATCAAAACAGCGTTTCATGTCGTTTTTCGCAACTTTTCTGGCCGCCAATAGTTCAATCCATAGACGTGGCAACAAACCGCGCTTAATGTGTTGTCGAACAAATGCATGCCCGGCTGGACTGATATTGACATCCTCTGGTTTCATACGAGCCACGTCTTCTGGACGCAAAAGGGTGGTGTAGCAATAGTTTTGCGAAGTTCCCTCCGATGGATAGAGAGAGTTGAAATCCAAGCAGACAATGGGACGCTCGTGAAAGCCAATATCGGGCTCTAGTACAAGACCTCCTTCGAATTGTCCAGTGGGCTTGTATGATGTAAGCATTCGTTTGATAGGCAATACGAGGCCATCACGAAGTCCCTTTTCAAGTATAAGTGCGAGAACCTTTGCCTGTTGTCCTTGATCGACTAATACATCCAGCAATACACGACAAACTCTCGCCTGTTCAATATAGCGCAACAGATACATTTGTTTCTCATCGATCATTTTGCATAACATAGCATCTTTTCGACAATATCGAGCAAGACGTAAACGGTCAGCCGCACTTCCATTGTATAAAACGCTAATCATTGAATGGTGTACATCCTCCTTGGTTTGTCCGAGATACTCAAGTGAGACTGCATTTAAACGATATGATACAAGTTTTTCCTGTGCCTTGACCACTGAACATATATCAAAATCACTCCGGCCAGGTATTGTTATAGTTCGAGTAATGTGACGATCATACTGACCACTTTGCATTTTTTCATACGTTGGAAATATACGTGCATTCGTTGACACAAGACGGCTCAGTGCCTCACAAAAACGCCTGTCCATGTTTAATACGGTTGCACGATCGAATAAGTATGGCCAATCAAAAAACTTTCCATTATAATTACGTGAAATATCATAATCAATTGCACTGCACAACTTTGCAAAACCAAAAAGTAATTGCTCCTCAGTATCATATCGAGCCAGTACAACATCATTCCAATCATTAACTGTGTTGTCCGAACTTGTAAATAAGACTGTATCGATAATAAGACGTTGTCCGTCATGCACTTGAACTCCTATCATGATGACTGGATCATTTGTTGGGGTGGGAAACCCTTTTGAAGCCATACATTCAATATCAAAATCGACAATACGTAAAGGAGCGATGGCACCAAATTCGGCTGGATCATCCTTTGGTGTAAATGCATGAAAATTGTCTAGTGTACAAGTCACATCAAATGTCGTGGTACTCTGCAATTCGGACACTAGTGTATATTGATCAAGACGACACCAGCCAAAGCCGACGACGTTGTTATCACACATAAAACGCGAAATAAAATCAACGCCATCTTCTTCATACATTTGCAACACACGCGAGCACCGTTGACCATTAGGCAGTGGTACATTTCCGAGTGCAATATACGGCTTAATAATACGCATATCACGTGGATTATTCAGAGTTATTTTCAAAAAATCTTGTTTTGGATCCGCCCCATCGAATGACTTGTAAAAGGCAAGTGTTTCTCGACGGACCGCCTCAATTGACCGTATTGTTCGAGACTCTAGGTCTTTATTCCAGAGTACACGGAGATCATCAAGTTGACTAGCGTGCAATGATGGTGGCATTTCACAGTAAAAATAATGATAAAAGCCTTTGAGCGCACAGTGGACACTATCACCTTCACGTGTAACGCCAAAAAGCCGAATGATCGAAAAACGAGAATCCTCTTCAATTTGTGTCACCATAAATTCAAGTTTTGCGGGGGAAATAGTACGCTGACGACGACGATATTGTGCCCATGTCGACTCATTGTGCAAAATGACCATTTGGAAAAAGTTGGTCTGTCATGTAAAATTTATGAAATCTTATCAAACCTTTTTGCGATGAAGTATGTGGAAACTGTAGCTACAATACAAATCACAAGCAACTTACCAATTGAATATAGAAAGTTTTGATCTAATAATACACTGCGATAATAGCCAAATATAAACAATACAATCAATGTCATTAGAATAGAACGACGAAATCCTACCATTGGTTTCTCTGTGGTGCTAAAGGCAATAATAGTAGCTAATGTGGCGATGACAAATCCACATGAAACCATAAAACTCTCTATAACGGCACTTTCATCATGTTCGCTTCCATCTAAACTCATGTAGCGCGACATTCCCATGCTAATTGATCCGCTTACCGCCTCCGCAATGCTAACTATAACAATTTGTTGACTTGTGAATTGTCCAGAAGCAACCATTCCAGCTGCCACCGATATCACTGTATTTACACCATCAGTGAAACCAAGTGTCGCATTTTCTGCTATATTCATTTTTTTCTACATGCGAATATTTTTTTATATAGAAATATTAAATGTCAAATGTTATCAATGTACTTCCAGGACCATCATCGGTCGGTAGTTTCCCAGTTGTTTATCGAGCACAACAAAGTCAGCCTTTGGAAGTAGCAGCTCCATCTGGTCAACCGTTAGAAGTTACTTTTGGATCAAGTGCAGTTATTAGCACGCGTCCATACGACTCTGCAGCACTTGACGCGTTTCAAAGATCTCGTGTTAGCAATCCAGTGACGCTCTTTGAATCATCTATGGAAGTTGATAGTCAAACATTATTATGGGAATCCGTAGTAACTGGAAGCGGCGGAAGTGCGTATAATTCCAATCAAAGTTCCGTCACGTTAACAACTGGCGCAGCATCATCATCATCTGTTCGGCAATCATATCAATACGTGCGCTACCAACCAGGAAAGTCGTTAATGACGCTCTTTACTTTTGTGCTTGGTGCAAGGGCAACTGGCGTAACAAGACGTGTTGGATATTTCGATTCATCAAATGGCGTTTTTCTCGAACAAACGGCCAATGATATCGCATGGGTTATTCGAAGTAATACCACAGGATCGCCAGTTGATACACGCGTCGTTCAGTCACAATGGGACGTTGATAAACTCGATGGAACTGGTGTATCAGGGTTAACACTTGACGAAACATCAGCAAACATTGGTATCGTTGACATGGAGTGGCTAGGTGTTGGTCGCGTTCGTGCTGGTTTTGTTTTAAATGGACAAATATACTACACTCATGGGTTTGAGAATCTAGGTGTAAACAAGGTGTACATGAGTCGAGCTAGTTTGCCAATGCGTTATGAAATTGTCTCTGGGGTTGGTGCAAGTGGATCGTCATCGTTAGTGCAAATATGCTCAACAGTGATATCGGAAGGAGGATATGTGCCAAGGGGTATGATTCGTGCCGCCGGAACAGGAGCTACACATACAACAGTGGGGAGCGTAACACGTTTACCAATTGTTGCTATTCGTTTACGCAGCGCTTATTTACGGTCAATGTTGTATCCAATCGAGGCACAAATAGCAAACGCATCAGGTAGTTTGTGTCACTTTGACTTGCGTATGCGAGCTACCGTTACAGGTGGAGCGTGGACGCAAGTTTCCGAGGCAGTTGAAATGAACATCACTGGAACCGGGGTGTCTGGAGGATATGTTATTGGAGAAACATATGCTGACAATAACAAACGTGTCGGTGATGTAGATATTTCCGATACGACATTGGTTAATAGCGCGTCAATTAGTGGAACTGCGCATATTATTGTATTAACTGCTCTTTCGCTTAGTGGAAACGTTAATATCTCTGCGTCGCTACAATGGCGTGAAATCTTTTAGTTTATTTCTTTCCCGTTCGTTCAATGACAATTTCATCACTTATTTCCTCTTCAGAAGAGTCCCAGTGAGGATCGTAAAAACGGTTGTTAAAGGCCCAGTATGCACGACTTCCCATTCGCCATCGTGGTAATGACGGGTCCTCGTTAAAGTTTCGCATGACAGATTGATAGTAAAATACGTTTTTTGTAATATCGTTGCTTATTCCCGAATTTTTCACAACCATACACCCGCCAATTTTTTCTGTAAACTTGTCGAATACCTTGGAAAAATCCGCATATCCTTTCTTTCCACTACCAAATTGACCACAATAATGCTGCATCAAACGTTCTCGATTTCCAATAATGTTTTCGCGCATCATAAACACATAGTCAATTTGTGCACGTTGATCAATATGAATTTTGAGCGAGTATTGCATCGTGAAAATAATATTGAGCTTGTAATGCCGTACGTTAAAGAACAAATCCGACAACAATGGATCTTTGCAAAATTTCTCATCACCGGCTTGGTCGTCAATAATCATGGTCAGGTACTTTACTGGTTTCCCAGCCTTCATACGTTTTTTGTTTTGACGAATGTGACGATCAATTATTTTTTGCACCAATTTTCTATCCCATATTTTGAAACTGAACAACTCAGGAACGACTCCCTTAAACATGTCATTCGTTTCAATAGTTTTTTGAAATAAAACGACCTCTGGGCAATGACGAATTGCATGACACAAATCTAACATCATTGTACTCTTTCCAGTGCCTTTTTTACCAATCATGACGGCAATTGATCCCGGTTTGAACCATCGTAGCTGAAACGATTTAAAGCGCATTTTATCAGTATGACTTTTTTCAACTGCTTCGATATAACGTTGCATTGCGTACAATTATTATGAATTAAAAAACAAAAAATTATAAAGATATATAACACATGCATGAATACTACCACGACTTATGGGACGTTACCAATCGACCTGAACGAATGTTGGTTTCGACAAAATCCCTCTTGTGTATTTTTTGATCCGCCTCTTTTTTGCGCATTACTGGTGTTTCAAATGATTATCGTACAGGGACTTAATGCTGCTCAACGGAAAGACAGTTCACTCTGGTATGTCATGAGTAGAATTCCATCTCGAATGCCAGTATTTGCAGTTCATACACAGTGTACTTCGCGTGATATTGCTATTTTTGAGAAACGAAAAATATACAATGAACAGGTGAACGATGAATATTCTCGTTACAGTCCATCGTTACGACAATTTTGTAATGATCCTGTCAGTACACGGTGGTCGTGCGGTCTAGATGAAATACAGGCAGGAAAAATTCTTCGTCAAAAACACGTCTTGTGCATTCAAGCATCAATGAAAATGGTTGATGTGATGTATGCGTGGTGTGAATATAACTATGTACAAATGTATATGCCACAGACAACAACGTTTATTGACGACAATCCGAAATTTAAACAAATACGAAAAATACTAGAAGACATACTCCTTGCAAGACCGTCTATTGTTTTAGTCGGTATAGTTGATCAGACAAAGAGTACATATTATGTGTATGATATTATACCAATGAATCAACAGCATATAGAAAACGACGAGGTACGAAGAAAAATTGATTTTGCTCGTCAGCCTCTTATCGAAAGACTCCTTCACCTACAGGCCATAGTGACGACAACGCAAAATTCTTCGATGTGTGTGAAAATGGCACCTTTTCAAATGGCTCAGTCAAAACAGGAGATGCGTCTTCACACGGACATATTTATTAACTCTTGTGATTTCCCTGGTGTCATTCGTCGTGTTTCGGGGGCAAGCGACTTACACTAATTTGAATTCGATGTCCATACAGGTCAATTGGAGGGATGGATTCAATTAATGATTCGACGACTCGTTTGTGTATGTGATATTCAATGAAATCTGGAATGTTCGCACAGTTATAGAGTGGATTTTGCATTGTTTCTTGGACATGCGACGATAATACCTGTGTGTCTATTTCACGCTTACGACGTTTTAGCTTGTAATATCTCATTTTTTGTGTTTTTATGAAAATGACAATATTTAATGTGAACGCAGATTATACAGTTGGATAAAATGTCCACACTGGCTCACCCTGCTTATTTTCGCACATCCATTTCCAAATACAATCGTGTCGCTTTTTGTTTTCAATACCAGTCAATAGTGGAAATGACTCACAGTATGCAGTATATCCGGCCATTGTACACGCTTGATGAAAAAAATATGAATAGCTAATGAAATTTGATCGACGCTTAATTTCCGCTGGACAACGTTCAAACAATTCCAATGCCTCCTCGAACATGGCGTCAAGTGTGCGTTCCTCCTCGGGGCTAAAGTGGATGAGTGGTACATCATTGAGTTCGTTCGTAATCGCCGGTATCAGTTCATAGTAACGATTCATTCCCAACGATCGCAATAATTTTCGCAACATTGGACGAGTAATAAATTTGTACCGTCGGTTGACACATTCCAAGTAAATTGTTTGCCAGTCCTTTTCGGCAATTTCGCTATTCAATTGGCCACTCACCATTTTTTTCCACTTTTCATAGTACGTTCGTTTCTCATATTTTCCCTTGTTCTTTTGTGTAATATGTATTTCGTCCGAAAATGGAACATTCCTGAGAGAATTGTCGTTGAATCGAACACATATGCCACATTGAGGACAGGTCATAATCGCTTGTGCAAAATCGACAATTCGTTCAACTTCGCACTGTGGACAATATGAATCATCCGTTTTCAATTGTTGCTGTAGTAGTCCGGTGGTGTCTTCCACTCCAATTAAACATAAATATTCCGACTGTAATTCTTTAGAACGTGAAAATACGTCAGTTTGTAAAAGTAGAGAATCGAGACGTGTACTAAAATTACGTTTCTGTGGTAATTGTACAAGTTGTTTCCCGCTGTCGCTGAGAGAAACTAGTGCACCTGATTCACCGGCGGAAATTCTTTGACGTTGTTGTGTTTCGGTAATCGCCCGTCGTTGACTTTCTACATTTGCATCCTCTAAATACTTTTGTATACGACGTTGTTCTTTTTCATATTCGTCAATAATACGTTGGGCTTTAAATATGTAACGAGAAAATTCACCACCGTTCTCATGCATTTTAATCCACTGTTCACGTTCTATAATATACTGTTCAATGTGATATTTCTCATCGGCAGATAATTTTGACGCAGATTTCCCTTTGAGTCTCCGCAAATAGTGTTTGTGCTCTAATGCCTCCGCTTGTATTTTTTCATAAGCTTCGTCTGATACTGCATGTTCCTCCGCACCTTTTTCATCGCCTCGATCACGTTTCTTGATTGATTTCTTTTTTAAATTAGCATTTCGTATAATAGAATATTTCTTAAATACTGCATTGGCCATTGCATCAGTCAGTTTTGTTTCGTCGCGTAAAACCGCCCTAAATTTTTCAATCATATCCTTTTCTTGAGGTATAAGCACATTCAAAATATGTTCATGTTCTGCCACGCGCTCTGCATGCATAGATACAATGTCAAAAGTAGGCGCCTCGGTTGACATAAATGGTTGGTACAATTTATAAAACACATCATTCTGAATGGGCATCATCGTCGTCATCGTCGTCATCGTCTTGAACAAGCGGTTTATAGCGAATATTCAATAAGGTGTCAATTGTTCCGCGTTTGTTCGTTTGACCAGCGTGTTTGGAAAGAACATATTTTCTCTGCTCAGTCATAAATCTTGTAGTACATGCAATTGGCTGTGGATTCTGACTCATCATGTCTAATCTCTGCTTATGTTTCACATCGTTTTCTTTTCGTGTAATTTCCTCATCAATTCTCTGAGTTACGCGAACAAATGGTGGTGCTGGATGTGGATGATACAATATTTCTTCTGAACCATTTCTAAATTCGTTCAGTGCCAGTGTCATTGCATCATGTGCATTATCAGTAGTTTTGATATGTTTCGCATATAACATGCTTAGTTTTTCTCGCGGAGGCGCTGGCATGATCAACAGAGGTGAATAGTCTGCGCCATAATAATCTCTAGCCAATTGGACAGTAAGCCTCCGTAGTTCTCTTGATTTGACATTGTTCGGATCATTACAATCTAAATACGCAAGTGCACAACTAACAGAGCATGTAAATCCAATAATGTGAATTTTGTCTGTACGTGTGTCATAATATACCGGAATACCAAATGGAACACCTTTAAATGGTTGCATATCCCACTTGCACAATTCATTTGTTTTCATCGGTATCACACCACTTTCACAATCTTCCACGTACATAACCTTGTCTCTATACTCTTTCGTAATATGTATACATGCAGCACTTCCATCGTCGTTACGTTCCAAAGGTTGTGGCACGGAGGTAATCATCTTGTCGACGTTTTCAGATGCGTCTTTTTCGATAACCGTTGCTTTCTTTCGAATATCCTCAACAAAATCATCAACTTTTCTATTCCACGATGGGTCACTATATGCAGGTGGAGATGGCGGTCTAGGTTGTGAAACATTCTGTGGAACATTCTGTGGAACATTCTGTGGAACATTCTGTGAAACATTCTGTGAAACATTCTGTCTCAATTGAGGAACTGGAGAAGAAAAAGCGTTTTCGTGCTTTCGTTTCGCTTGTAAACTATCGAGAATTGATTGACGCGGTGTTTCAATTTTGTCATAGGCATTTGGAAGTTTCATCTTCACCAAGTATCGTTCCATTTTGTTAGTTGGTTGAAATAATTTTATAAATACAAACATCGTCGTATAGCGCGCAAAATTTCAAAGACAAAACTTACCACGACACAAACATATAAAAAAAAATGCGCGTACACCAATATTGCATCAAAGTGATTCGCGATAACATCTGCACACGCCTCCGAATGTGCTGACCAAAACTCTGAACGATATTGCGTCAATTGAGCACATATATCAGGTATTGGTAAATTTCTCCACCACCCACGTATGTAAAAGTGTTGTAAAGGAATTACCACCAGATAGTGATGTATCAATGTTACCTTTGCATACGCAAGTTGCAGCGCCATGCGTCATTTTTGAATTGAGACGCACATTTTTTTTATTTTGACACATTAAAAATGAGAAAAAAACACGTGAAAAAACGTTCAGTACAATTCCCTTATGATAATATTATTTTTGAAGGAGGTGGTGTACATGGGCTGGCATACTTTGCATGTTTACAACATTTGGACGACGTTGGTGTGTATAAGACTATTAAACGTTGGGGTGGTTCGTCAGTTGGAACGTTTGTAGCCGCATGTGCTTCATGTCACATTTCACCACAATTGTTGCTAAGTGACTCTGTAACATTACGAACAGAAACGTTTATGGGTAATAGACGAGGTTTAACAGCCATCTATAATGTTCTTTGTCATTGGGGTGCCTATGATCTCAATGCACGCTTTCGTCCTTGGCTTCATTCATTCTTCGAGCGTCATATTGGAGTACCTACACTGACGTTTGGAGAAATAACTAGGCGTTTTGGCACAGACTTACACATAACTGTTCTCGATATTACCACGATGAAACCACTTGTATTGAGTTCTTGCACTACTCCAGCGGTCGATATGGTTGACGCAATTATTGCTGCAATGTCAGTGGCAATCATGTTTCGTCCGCAAAAAATTCCATCACTTGGCGACGGACTTTACATTGATGCAGGATTTAATGATAATATGCCGCTATACACATTTGACGCCACTGATCATGGTGGTGATGGTGCATATAATTCACGAACTCTTGGTATACGGTCAATTCAAGACACGTCTGTATATTTTGCCGATCAAATTCATTACACAGTTCCTCCACCGCAAACGTTTGTCGACTATCTTTCACATATGTTTTCACTTATCATCGAATCAGGACAACAACGATATGCCCAACCCCGTGATGCCGCTAGAACGTACTTTATGGTCATTCCACACGCAATTAATTCTCTTGATTTCAATGTGAGTGACCGCGATCGAGAAACAATGCGCCTAATAGGGTATGAAGGTTTAAAGACATTTTTACGTGTCAAAAATGAAGATTGATCTTGTGCGTTTTATTGCATCACATTGTTTTCACGTAAAAATAATAACATGACTGATGTTTATACTCTTTCTGATGAAATAAGAATTTTAGATGAGGTTACCAATGCTGCACTCCATATGAAAGTAGATGCATCGGCAACGGCTGGAACAAAAACAACAATTATTGGTGCGCAAACAAATAATGTAAACGTTACTTTAGACACCCCATCTAGTGGACAAGTAATAAGGGCGTCGTCCACAAATGCAGCGACGTGGCACAATCCAATAGATATACGCAATAACGCCTTGTCACTGAACGCAAATAATTTTCACACTCTGGATTTTATTGGTAGTGGTTTAACGGTAACAGATTATGGAAACGGAATTGCTCGAATCAATTCTACTGCTATAACGTCTCCAACAGAACGGAAACAATTTGACGCATTTGCCAATACTTCACAACTTGTACAAAATACTGCTACTACAATTTTGTTTGATGTTGTGCGAATGACTACTGGCGGAAGTTTCACATTGACCGCTGGTGAAGTGACAATTAATTCAGAGGATACTTATGTAATTTTATTTTCAGTGACTACCGACATTGATGTTTTTAATCAACCAGCAATTTCACGATCTTGGTTGGAAGTTGACACTGGCTCTGG